ACTTGCAGATAACTCAATATCTTTAGCTAAACTAGAACACGGCACTTCTTCTAATAATGGTAAGTTCTTACGTGCAAACAACGGAGCAGACCCTAGTTTTGAAACTGTTAATACAGACTTAGTAGCGGACACATCACCACAGCTAGGTGGAAACCTTGACCTAAATAGTAATACTATAAACGGAACTGGTAATATAAGTATATCTGGCAACCTTGCTGGAAACGCATTAACTTTAAATAACAATAATTTAATTATTAATGGCACACAGCCAAACATTAGTTTTGTTGATTCTGATGGAAACCCAGATTACCAGATAAAAATAAATGGTGGAGTATTCGATATTAGAGACTCTACTAATGATACAAGTAAATTTCAGATTGCTAGTGGAGAACTTGCTGCTCAAGCTAAATTAAATTGTCAGGCTGGTTTAGATACTGACGGAGATGTTGTATTTAATTCTTCTACAACCAACGTTGGTGTAACCTTTGATGCTAGTACAAGCACTTTAAACATGAGCGATAGTCAAGCACTGTCGTTTGGAGATCATTCAACTACAGGTGACTACAACCTTTCTTATGTAAATGGTAGTGATTTTAATATTGTTGGACAAAGCGGTGGTTCTGGTGATTTAGTACTTGGAACTTTTGCCAGTGGCACAACTACAAAAAACTTAGTTTCTAAAAGAAGTAATAATGCAATCGAACTTTATTTCGGTGGTAACAAGAAAGCAGAAACAGTAACAGGTGGATTTACAGTAACAGGTACTTGTACTGCTACAGCATTTGCAGGTGACGGTTCAGCTTTAACAGGTATTGATGCGTTCCCATCTGGAACAAAGATGTTATTTCAACAGACATCAGCTCCTACAGGTTGGACAAAGGTAACAAGTGGTGTAGATAACAAAGCACTTAGAGTTGTATCTGGAACTGCTGGTTCTGGTGGTAGTAATGCGTTTAGTAATACTTTGGCATCCAGAGGAATTACAGCTAACGCTGGTAACACAACAGCTGGAGGTAACGTATCCGTAGCAAACTCAACTGCTGGAGGTAACGTATCCGTAGCTAACGCAACTCCAGGCGGTAACGTATCAGTTTCTATAGCAAACGCATCAACAGGCGGTACTGTAAACAGTCACACACTGTCTACTAACGAAATGCCTAGTCACAGCCACGGTATTTCTAGTCATAACTCTAGAGCTGGATCAGGTGGATTAGCTAGTGGTAGTACTGGACAAAATAGGAATACAAATAGTGCAGGTGGAAGTGGTGGACACTCACACGGATTTACTGGTGGGTCACATAACCACAATGCTAACGCAAGTTTCAGTGGAAGTGCACATAACCATAATGCTACTTTCTCAGGATCTGCACACAACCACAACGCAAGTTTCTCTGGTAGTGCACACAACCACAGTATTTCTGTAACTAACTTAGATATGGCAGTTCAGTACTTAGATGTAATCATTGCAAGTAAAGACTAATGTTTGTTGATACCACCCGTATTACTGATCCCTACATTTATGTTTGGGAAAAAACAGTACCACAAAAAAAATGTAAAAAAATCATTGATAAATTTGAGCAAAATATAAAAGATTCAAAACAAGGTGCTACCTCTGGAGGAGTAAATTTACACGTAAAAAATAGTAAAGATATTTCCATTCCTCATCATTTAGATAAATGGAAAGAAGAAGATGACCTGTTTTTTAATACAATCAACGAATCATTTTTAGCTTATTTCAAACATCTAAATGATGTAAGCAATTATCGTTATTTTACGACTAATGAAAAGTATAGATATTCTCCTGTAACTGATGAAATTATTGATTCTGGGTATCAGATACAAAAAACTGAAGCTGGTAAAGGTTATGTTTGGCATGATGATTTTACGTTTGACAATAACTTAGTTCGGACACTTACATTTATTTTATACCTAAACACTGTTGAAGAAGGTTGGACACAATTTTACAACGGAGATCAAGTTGCACCTGTAGCTGGAAGAGTCGTAATTTTCCCTGCAACTTGGACTTACCTACATCAAGGCTACCCACCCAAACAAACTAAATATATAATGACAGGGTGGTTACACGCTAACCCACAAAAATAACCAAATGGCAAAACCTAAACAAGGCAATCTATGTCCTTTAATCGGAGAAGATTGTAGAGAACTAGAGTGTGCATGGTACACACAAATATCAGGCACAAATCCACAAACTGGAGAACCTGTCAATGAATATGGATGTGCAGTAGCTTGGATACCTTTTTTACAGGTAGATAATTCAAAAGTAGTTAATCAAATGGGATCTGCTATTGAATCATTTAGAAATGAAACTGTAGAAAGAATGAGTCCAATAGTTGAACTAGAACAACCAAAACAAAAATTAATTAAAATTACAGACAATGAAAATTTCGATAATACGTGAAGATAAAATGGTCGTCAAAGATGGTATAGGAATTGATGGCTTAACTTTATCTTCATGTCCATCTGACACTTGGGCAGTTCAATGGGACACTGCAACCTCAAAAGGTCATGTTGAAAAGAATGACTTAAGTGTAGAACCTATTACATCGCTAGGTGTATATCAGGCTTGTGTAGACGAGTATGATGTTAAAAAAGCAGAAATAGACGCAGCAGAAGCAGCAGAAGCTGAAGAATGAACTATGAAGCTATTCCAGCTTTTGTAGTGCCAGTAGGTGTTACACAGTTAGATAAAACGTTTTGTGATCCATTAAAAAGTTTAGTACCTTGGAACGCAGATATTAAAGAAAAAGATGAAACATTTGTTTTTAATCGACTAGATGATGTACCAGAATTAAAATTTAAATTTCTTGAAATATTTTCAAATTATATAAATCAAATACTAAGTACACCAAACCAAGAGTGGGCAATAACAAGCTCATGGATAATTGAAAATACTAATGGTGTTGCAATGGCTAGACATAATCATCGCAACTCATACTATTCTTCAGTCTTTTATTTTAGTGAAGTTTCAGAAGAACATGAACCTTTAAAAATTGAAAGTCCTATAAATCCTCCAGGATTTTGGGTTCCAGAAGGAAAACCTAACTCTTTTACTGGTTCAGATTTTACAGCACCAATGACTGAAGGAACTATTATTTTTTTTCCAAGTTATTTGTACCATTATCACAACTCATACAAAGCTACAACAATACCAAGAAAAGCATTAACTTGTAACTATGTTCCTATTGGTAAATATGGTGAACACGATTCAGTTTTAGATACTAAAAAACTACATGGATAGTCCAACCTTAAAGTTACCTACTATAAAAACAATAGAAACAATATCTATACCGTTACCTACCGCTGACGTTCCTAGTTATGTACCTTTGGTAGTACCTCCTAGTGATCTTAGAGAACCAGAGGGCACAGAACCAGAGGCTACAGAAGAAACACCTACTGGTATAAGGCAGGTTGACATACCATTTACGGATTTTAAAATGCCTTTACCAGAAAACGAAATACTTATAACGGCTTCTACTACAGCAGTCGTTTCTGTAGC